ATAACATAGTCGACAAAATCATACGTCATTATAGACCTCTTTTAACCGCGGCAGAAACGGCTGTTCCTGAAAGAAGTATAAAACAGTTCTCAGGAGGACCATGTCGTGTAATGCTCACTGTAACCACATGTAAGCGGTTCGACTTATTTGAGCAGACAGTAAATTCTATTCTCAAGAATTGGTTAGACTTAGACAAGGTAGATTTCTTTTACTGCGTTGATGACAATTCATCTGATGAGGATCGTCTTAAGATGCAAACACAATTCCCTTTTTTCACTTATCACATGAAGTCTTCAAATGAAAAGGGCCATAGAGAAAGTATGAATGTGATTTGGTTAAAGTTAGCAGAAGTAAAGCCCCAATACTGGATACATATGGAAGATGACTGGGTATATTTCAAGAAAGAGAACTATGTAACTAGAGCAATAGAAGCACTGGAGAAATATGAGAGCCAAAAAATACATCAGATTGTTTTCAATCGCGAATATGGTCTCATGATGTCTGATATGGAACGAGTGAATGTGGTTCCTCTTGGCCCTAAACAAGAAGGATTGGTCTTACATGTTAAGAAAGAAAATGTTCAAGGTCCCAACTGTGCCTATTGGCCTCATTATTCTCTACAGCCATCTGTCTGTAGGGCATCGAAGATTTTAGAACTAGGAAACTACGACTCTGTACATAATTTCTTCGAACGTGATTATGCAGACAAGTATCACGCCGCAGGTTATCAGACGGCCTTCTTCGATTTTGTTTTCAGCCTTCACATTGGAAAACAGCACTGGGAGAAAGATGGACAAAACGCCTACGCATTAAATCAAGTTAACCAACTGGCTGGTTCAAGGTCATCTGAGACTAGTGTAGAAGTCAAGGTTCAAGAAATAAATGAGCAACTGAAGGGCACAATGAGACAACAATTGGATGCAGTGCTAAATAAGATAAAATCTCAGACGCCTTTTGGTCTAATTAGACCGAGTGACGGTGAACACAGTATTCTCATGGACCAGACCCTAACTAACTGTGATAACTGGACATTTCAGAAAGGTGGAAAGCTCAGACAGGATTTATTAGATGCAGTTAAGACCAAGGATAATAATCTGTATATTGGAATTCCTTGTAATACATGTAATAAGCCATGGAATTGTACAGATAAAATCTATAATGACTTTATCGAAGAGTTTGGAGTTCCTCTAGCACAGCGAACATATGCTAATCTGTTTGGTAATTCTAATTGGTCAATCTTCTCAGATTTTATGAAGGCCTATGAAAAGCGCTTTTACTTGGTTACCTCAGGCGTAGAACCTTCTTTGTTGCCTATAAAGGAACGTCATATAATAGATAGTAAGCTAGTAAATAAATGGGACACAGATGGTCTAACTGAAAGCCAGAGACTTCTAGCCTTCATAAAGGATAAGAAAGGTCAACTCATTTGTTTCTCTGCAGGACCTCTTTCGAAAATCTGGATTCCAATGTGTATGAAAGCAAATCCTACAAATATGTACTTGGACATTGGCGCATCTCTTGATGTATTCACAAAGGGTCAAACAAATCGTCTTTATACAAATCCCCAGCATTCCTTTTCTAAGGAGGCATGTATTTTCAAGGATGAAATCGCAGACTTGACTTTGACAACCACTATACCTTCTATAATGCCTAACATGACGAAGAACTTAGTTTACCTAGGTGTCTTCTTCAATAAGGAATACATTGAACTCTTACGGATTTTCCTAGTGACTGCAAAACTCTATTCAAGTCTGGACTGTATAGACTTTCTTATCTTTACAAGTGAAGATTTCGCACCAGATATACAGGCACTTTCTAACCTAGTAGGAATTCCTCTCTTAATGAAGTTCTTCTCCTTCAATTCTGTCCACGAAGCATCTTGCTCACGTCTTTTTATTTTTGACTATGAAAACGTAATGGCATATGACAAGGTAATGTATTTAGATACAGATATCATAGTGCAAGGCGACTTGATGAATATTTTTAATGAACCAATTGAAGACAAAATATATGGAATGAAGGAAGGAACAATTGAACATGAAATACATGGGGGATGGTGGTTTGATTTCACGACAATCGACAAGAATACAGTAGCAATGAATGGGGGGATTTTACTATTCAAGCCGACGGAAAGCACACGAGGAATATTCAATGACATAAATGCGCACGTAAAAGATATAAAGGATACAGGGAAACCAATGCCTCAATGCGCAGACCAGCCATTCGTCAACTATCATTTTATTAAGGCGAATAAATATGACAATAAGATGTTAGAAAAGCACGGTTTAATTTACTGTATTGATCCACCACCTCCGCCATCTGCACCTACAGCAGTTGTTTTATGCCATTTTGTCTGGCCAATTGGCAATGCTAGACATAAGATGGGGCGAATGAAGCCACATGTTACGCATATTCTGAAGAATTTCAGGGAGATTTCAGGGAAGCGGACTTTCTTTGAAACTAATTTAGTCGGTCAAAGTTTCCGTTGGGGAACTACAAATGGAGGAATTCGGTTTGAACCCAATGGTAAGTTAGTGAGTACATGGTCCTCAGGGACATACAAGTGGTTAGGTGAGTTCTCTTTACTCGCATCCTGGTCAGGATTTGACCATTTCCTAAGGTTCAATCCAGATTTCTCTGAATATCAGTCAGTTCGTCTTGGTGACCTAGAATTTTTGAAAGGTAAGAAACGTATGAGTTTCTATGATGAAAATGGAAAGCAAGTAGATACGATACTTTTTGAAACAGTTGAACAGAACCAGGCAGAGGAGTATATTACCGAGGATTGCACAGTTCTAGAGCTAGGTGCCAGATATGGGACGGTATCCTGTATTATAAATAAGAAACTCAAGAACCCCTTGAACCAGGTGTCTGTAGAACCAGATAATATAGTGTGGAAGTGCCTGGAACAAAATATTAAAAGAAACAAGTGTAATTTACATTTAATCAAGGGTGTTATTTCCAGAACCCCTCTGGAAATTAAACAGACACCAGGAGAGGGCTATTCTAATTCTACATTGAAGGCAGAGACATCTTCATTACCTAATTTCACAATTGAGGAGGTTGAACAAAAATATGGATTGAAGTTTGACACCTTGGTTGCAGATTGTGAAGGGTTTCTAGGAGATTTCTTCGCAGAGAACCATCACTTGTATACGCAACTTAAATTAGTTATGTTCGAGAAAGATAGCCCGTGGAGATGTGACTACAATGTAATTATCGAAAACTTGAAGACCCATGGATTTACCAATTTGGTCACGGGGTTCCACGAGGTGTGGAAGAAGATGTAAAGATATATTATTAAATTTAATTAATGAGAATTGCTGTTTTAATTTCTGGAGAACCTAGGAGCATTGTATTTAAAGAGCAAATAAATTCTTTCAAATGTTTATTCGATGACCTTACAAAGGAGGGCCATATTCTCGATACATATTGTATGTTTAAATTAAATCCGGTAAAAGACTTTATACAAAGTGAAGAAGGATTAATCAATCTAGAAGAAATTCTTAAACTATTTCGGCCGAAATACCTCGAGTTCTTTTATGAATTCAAAGAGGATGTTGTATTCAATAAGAAATTTAATAAACAATGGCCCCCAATGTTTTTCAGTCAAATAAAAATGATAGACACACTTATTATAAAGTCATATGAGTATGAATATGATTTATTTTTAAGAATAAGGCCTGATTGTGTTCTAAATGGTAAATTGGATATCAGTAAAATGAAGTCAGATACCGTCTATACAAGTGTAAAATGTGATGCTGTTGGAAATGATCAAATGTTTATCTGTAGCAGACATATGATAGATAAATGGTGGATACCTATAATAAGACCTGCAAACTATTATATATTCGATTTAAAAGTAGAATCGTCACTTTCTCCAGATTATTTTATATTCTACCACTGCCCAACTGCCCAGATTATTAAAAGTGGTCTTATAAGAGATTATGAAAAAATTACATCGTGGATAGGGTATCCAGGAAACCCACTCTTGCTGGAGAACTTCTGGAATTACAAGGAAAGTTATCAGAAATTAAACAATACGATGGATAGACCTGAATTTCTAGAGAAACTCCGAAATATTGTATCAAAATATGGTGGAGTGATGAACACGGATATTCCGGTCTAAAATTCTTACAATTAAGAAATAGAGATGAGTATTCAGAGAATACCCAAGCTATTTTTCCAAACATCCAAGGGTCCTCTAGAACCCTACATCGTAAGGTCGACGAAGGCCATGCTCTCAAATGACTGGACATATAGACATTTCTTAGATTCAGATATTGTACATTTTCTGAAAGCCCATCCACTCAAGGAATTTCCTGGGGCGCTTGAAGTTTTCCAGAATTTAAAAAGAGGAGAACATAAGGCAGATTTCTTTCGCTATTACTTTCTCTTTGTAAAAGGAGGAGTGTTCATGGACTCAGATGCCATGATATACAAGCCAATTGATGAAATTGTCAAGGACTACAGGTTTTTCTCTGTGAATTCAGAATATGTCCCGAATGCTCTTTTCCAGGGAATTTTGGGAGCCGAACCCAGAAATCCTTTAATTGGGAAAGCTTTACAATTCTTTTTTGAAGGGGATTTCTCGGTCCTCGATACTGACTATCATTACTTATGCAAGGAACTCTTTCGGCTTTACCAAGAAATTCCAGAAAAGGAGAATTACAAATTGTTCGAAGAAAAAAAAGATTCGGAGGGCGACCGAATTTTGGAATCGGGGGAACTTTTATTTCGCCATTTCTGGAGAAATAAGGAGAGTTTTCCAATTTCTCAGACCCAGCGGCCTAAGAATTTAATCTACTGTTGTGTCTTCTATAATAAGGATTACGTGAGGTTGCTCGAACTTCTTCTGAAAAGTCTTAAGATATTTTCACCCCAGAATTTTACTTTTGATTTTCTGGTGATCACCCAAAAAAATTTTGAGCCCATGGTCCAGGACCTCGGAAGAAATTTAGGAATTGTTCTGAAAACTTTTTCTCTAGATTTCAGTACAATTTTCCAGGCTGCATGTGCGCGGCTCTTCATCTTTGATTATCCTGAGGTCCTTGAATACCAGAAACTCTTGTACTTAGATACGGATATTCTGATAAAGGCACCCCTCGATCCCATATTCGAGTTACCCATTGACGACTTGCTTTATGGAATAGAATCTGGGACAATTGAGTCTCTGAATTTTGGGGCACAATTTTTTAATTTTGGAGAGGTGGACAAAACTTTGACCGGCTTGAATTCTGGGACTCTTCTTTTTTTAAATTCACTTCAGATGAAATTGCTTTTCCAGAGAATCAGGGAGCACGTAAATTTCTTTACACAATCAGGTCAGAAACCTCCTTATTGTCTGGATCAACCCTTCATAAACTTTCATGCAATTAAGGACAACTTATATAATAATCAATTGTTAAATCCATTGGTCAGTCTTTTTGAAGGAAATGATGAGGTGAGGAATTACACAACTTCCTCCATCTGTCATTTCTCTTTTCCCATTGGCAACTTTGGCCATAAGTTTGAGAGAATGTGTGAATTCTTCAAGAAAACTCTTAACAAATTAACATCTTCGGAAATGATACTATCTCTGTCTGGTAAGAAATATTCTTGGGGTTCTGGTTTTATAAAATTTATCTTTCATTTCAAGGGCCAATGTATTCTGGAAACAACCTGGGGCCAAGGGTCATTTTATCTAATAAACCCTTCTACCCTCTGTGCATACTGGAATAATCACTACCATGTTTTACAATTCAATGAAACATTTACAGAATATATTTCCATTCGTACAAGTCCCAGGGACTTTGAATTCTCTAGAGGCTACTTGATTGATTCATATTTGAATATCTATGGAGATAGTCATGCGGCTATATCTTTCAAGGATTTACAGATTGAGCACCGTAACCTCTTCCAATTCTCGAGGACAATGTTTCGAGTTGGTCGAGATAATCAAATTATAAATTTTGAAAAAGAGGACAATTCCAGAGACCGTATATTCTGCTTGGCATATGGAGAAGTGGATGTTCGTGGTCATGTTGGAAAACAAGTTCATTATGGAAGGCATCATGAAACTGTTTGTAAAGAATTGGTAGATGCATATTTCCTGGCTATTCGCAATAATATAAGGGAATACAAGGCAATTATTGTAGTAGCAGTATCTCCTCCTACTTCCGAAAATGATCACAAGCCTTGTAATTTACATTCGGAAGTAACTGGTGGCCCCATTCCTTTTGTTGGCACTGATTGGGCTCGTGTTATATATAGAAATTGCCTTAATAAGATGCTTGAAGAAGAGTGTTCAAAATCCGGCTACATATTTTTCAATCCGTATGGACCTTATACAAGAGAAGATGGAACCTTAAAATATGAATTATCTGATAAATGTATTCATGTTTGGGAAAATACCCATGTAATTAATGAATTCCAAAAATTGATTACTTCTATCAGCCAGGCTTAGGTATTATGGGTGTTCTTGCTCTACTCGCTTATTCCTATTCCATTGGTTCCGTGAAGGATTGCTCCAACGGTCTATCTAAGATGAGAGTGAATTCCATGAGTTTCCTACCTGACCCTCCAGTCAAGGGTCAGAATTCTACACTGAAACTTTCTCTTGACAACCCCAGTGAGGTTCTTGGAGGAACAGCGACATATTCATTTACTTATAATTTCATTCCTCTGTCACCCGAAGTGAAAGACCTTTGCCTTGAGGTCCCTGGTGGTTGTCCTATCAAGTCAGGAATTCTAGATACAACTTCATCGTATCTGATTGACCCCAACCTTTCTGGCACTATTGGGATAAAAATCCAATGGAAAGACACAGTAAATACCGAGTTACTTTGTATTTCCGTTTCTATGAAGCTTTAGTTTAACGTATATTCGTGAACAAGATATAGGATAATGAATACAAGGTGACTAAACTTAAGAAACCAGTGTAATGGTAATCTATTTCTTTTAGAGAAGCCGCTATTCCAATGGAACTTGCAACCATAACGGCGTCTGTTAAAATAATCTTGGGTCCAGCTTCCACATAGGCCTTGAAGACATCAATCATAGAATTATGTCCTCTTGGAATTTTTTGTATAACTCCAAAGTTAAAGGCCATATCATGGATTATTTGGATGACTACCGCAAGGGCAATGAAATAAAGTATATGCCATCCTTCTTGCTCTAAGAAAAAGGCGCTATAGATGTACCGGGCAATCGCAATTCCAATGGCTATGATGGTGACATCTGATAAGACAGCGGCTAGACCAAAGTCGTCATACCATTGGTTAATGGGTCTTCCGAATACCTGGGGCATGAAGCGCACTAGGAAAATGATGAAGGTGTCAACGAATAGAATAGCAGGAATGTAAAACCACCAATCTTCATTTGCTCTGTAGTTTGCAACGTTTGCTATGCTGGGAAGAACTCTGGTGTCCATCTTTCTAATATAGTCTAAACATTTGTATATGTGTTAGATTAGGATGTCTTTAGAAAAGCCATGGTTCGTTTATTTACTAGCAACCGTGGAAGCTCCTATAAGAACTTACGTGGGTGCAACTGTGGACCCTGACCGTAGATTACAGCAACATAATGGTGCTTTATCAGGTGGCGCTAGAGCGACTTCTAGGGTTCCAGGGGGATGGTATAGGGTTTGTTATTTGAAAGGCTTCGAATCGAAACGAGAGGCGTTGCGGTTCGAATGGTGGTGGAAGCGTCGGTCTGCTAAGCTAAAGGGAAATCCACTGGAACGTCGACAGGCTGCAATGGAGGCAATGATGAGTGAATGGCCTGGGTTAGAGTTGGAGCCTAATTAGCTCCTTATATCCAGGAAAATTAAATAGATTCACTTAGCCATTTTTCTGTAATCTTACCATGTTCTAAACTAACATCTATAATTTTTGAATCTTTATTAATAATTCCTGATGAGCATGTTACATTACTACATGTCCTCACTAGTATATCACATTTGGCTAATGCATATATATCTACCAAAATGGATAAAGCCTTTTGTTCAGGTGTAAATATAGTATTACCCTCATCGTGTGTTCCGTGAATGCTTATTTGATTATCTGAACGCACATTATCGGGATCTTCTATCAATTCTAACTCATACCCCCCCTCATATAATTCATTTAAGTATTTTTTAAAATATATTACATCTGGTTTATTATCTGAAGCAATGTATATAGCTAATTTTTTTCCAGTATATTCATTTAATACATCAACTACACGTTTAGATACCTTGTCAATTCCAGGTGAAGCGTGATCTGCTTCTATTACTCTATCTGTATTTCTAAAATGAACACCAATTAAGTAATCAAATTTTTTATTAATAAAGATAGAATTTACCTTATCAGTTATTATAGGATTAACAAGTATATGCTGTTTATATAAAGCATGTAGAATAGATCTATAGTTAGGTATATTTTCAGAAAAACACATTCCTGAGGAGAGAATTTTTTTTACTGTATAATTACTAGAAGAGTTAAACCCTTTTATACTAAAATATTTATTAAATATATTTCCTTCTCCATAATTTGTAGTATCCCAGATAACTACTGGAAAACTTTTGGGATACTTAGTTTTAATCTCATTAATCTGTAATATTAAACTATTGAATAGCGACCCCATTCCAGCATTATGCGATTTAATAATAACAGCTTCATTAGAATTTTCTAAATACCACATCTTATTTTTCCGCATAAGTTTTATCTTGTTACTACCAACAAGGTAATTATAATGAATTAGATCTGCCGAAGGAGGAACTACAAGTGGTATATCTAAGTTGTTTACACCTGGATAAACACCATTTAGAAATATATTCTTATCTACTGTTACGTGCTTGATATTATATTTATTTGCCATATTAATTATAAACTCTTGATCGCTACTTAGTGAATTAATATCAGAAATACTATACTTTAATAAATTATCTATTGCAAGTGTATTTTTAAATACAATAACACCAGAGCAAATATGCTGGCAGTTATTTGTATTAGAGCACTCTGCCCTTGGTTCATCACATTGACTTACAAATACAGTATCTGGGTTAGATTTAAAAGTATTAATCACAGTCTTTGTTGGATTTTTAAATAAAATAATATCTGTATCAATGTAACCAATATAGGAGTTTTTATATTGTAACGAAGCATATTTAATAGCATCTAATTTTGCGAATACAAGAGCTTTATAATCCATAGCCCCCCATGACGACAGGGATTTGCTGACATTAGATTTTAGAAATGGCCTAGCATCAATACATGTTACATTTGAATACCCTTGTAAATTTTTCACTGTTTCTTCATCAGTACAATATACGATTATTGAGAATATACAATTATTGTATTTCATTGATTCTAAGAAATTTTTAGTAAAGTCAACATATCCCTTATTTATTAAAGTAATCCATACTATATTAGGGGTATACCACTCTGAACTATGCCCGCAAAATTTCTTTATCCAATAGCTTCCACACTTCCTTATTTCTTCTTGTTGTTCATTGGAATAGTATGACAAGAATAATCTACTGAAATCATATTGCTGATTGGCCATCTCATTGTATTTATTTTCTAGATATTCTGGAGTAATTTCGGAATAGTCTTTTGTATATAGTATAGGTAAACCCCTGTATTTTTCTTCAATTTTCTCGTTATATTCTATAATGGGTATACATCCTGCTATTAGAGCTTCATAGTGTCTGTGGCAATCTATACCATTTCCTTCAGGGGATATTATGAATTTGTATGATGGCAATGAAGAAAAATATATATGGGGTTCTAATTTAATATTCTGAATACTATTTTTTCCTAGAGTATTTATAATTTGTTCTCTATTAATACCACTAGATCTTCTTCTTTTGTCTGTTATAATTTTAACTGCACATAAGACTAGTTTATCATGGAGACCAATTTGCCACGTTGGATTATTATCGAAATATTTAACGTATGTCCAATTCATTCCTATTGGAAAAGGCATCCATAAATCTCCTCCGCAAATACTACTTGCTTGAACAATTAATTTATATGGGTCCTTGTATAGCTTTTGCCATTCTGAAAAATAGAGTAAGTTTTCGAATATTTCTATATTTTGTTTAATAATAATATTGGATGACATAGATACATCAACAATAGTAGCCCATGTTGGATAAACACCTGTGCAATCTATGCCTTTAATCCATTGAGAAGGCATAAAACGCTGACCCTTTTTTTTATCTTGGAAGAAAGCCCCTAGCCAACTAAAAGATGAATTTGCACAGATCGCGCCTTCGCAATTTGACATTTCAATTAAGGTATCCAATTGGTTTACTTTATTTGAAATGGTGTATGAAATACTGAATTGTTTCATGTAATTTGTAGCGTATGTATTATCATCTGAGAATACTATGTATTTTGTATCAGGGCTAAGTAAATTGAAGCATTTTTTATGATAATAAGAAAGGTCATAACCAAAGCTTCCTTTAGGTAAATAATCACCTGCTCGTATGTGTATGAAATATGTATTTGGGTAATGGTCTGTTTTTATCTTAGGTATTAGTGCAGAGGGAAAATAGCGTTCATCTTGAAAATAGCCATACAATATCACATTGGATAAGGAATTTGGCAACTTCGAGTAATTAAATGTTTTTAATTCTGATATTACCCTTAGATTTTCAACTCTATCTATAACTGGTACATTTGGGAATAACTTGAATAACATTCCGTCAAGGTTTTTTTCATGCGCTTTTAAACCATTGTTGCTATTTGCTTTCGATATTACACATTGCTTTCCGTATTTTTCAGCATATCCAAGTGCCGCTAACATTTGAAAAATCCTGTTACCTAAACCTGCAGATAACTTAGAGCAAACTAAATTCCCTGAAATTTCTCTACGAAGGATGCTGTTTTCGACGGGAATATTGTTCACAAAAGGTAAAAGCGAAGGTAAAGGTATAGCTGAAGGAAAAGGCATAGCTGAAGGTAAAGGTAAAGCCCGTGCATTATTCACCAATGGTCTTTCTATAGTTTTAGCCGTAGTATTATAAGTTTGTCTTAAAAGGAGATTTTTATGCTGAGCTTGAATATCATTAGTTTTCCTGTCTAGTGTATTTTGTAGTAAAGCTGCTACTTCAGGTGAAATTCTTTTTAACCTTTCTTCAGGGGTTTCCCTAAGGTAATTATTTGACCTCATTAATTATTAGTCATATTATTATTTGTTATATTTAACTAGTGTTACAAAATACACTATACTTTTCAAGTTGTCTACGAATTCCGGAACCGTGGACATTGTCCACACTTTCGTATTTCGTGTAAATTGTTTGACATTGAGTATTTTTTGCTCTTGTTGTGATATGGAATTTGTCCACGGATGCTCTTAATTGGAATATGCAAGCCCTCCCATTCCTGACATGATACGCAGAACGTTGTAGTTCGTCGCATAGACGCGGACCGTCGCAGACGTCGCCGTGCCAACAGCGTTGTTGGAGACCGTGAGCAGGAGCGTGGTGTTATCAATGCGAGACAAGTTGCAGGTGCCAGAGGGCTGGTGCTGCTCGGGCTGGAGAGCGAAGGAGTAGACGTTGATGCCAACCGCGGGCACGTTGGTGTGGTGCTGGTAGGGCTGGACCTCGTTGAAATAGCGGCCCTCGCGAACCTGGAAGCGGTCGTGGCCGTTGAGCTGGAGCAGCGCCGTGACCGTGGGGTTGTTGCCCGCAAGGCCCTCGACGCGGGTGACGGAGTAGCCAGACTCCAGGACCGCGCGGTCCCACCAGTCGGAGTAGTTGAAGGGCTGCTGGCCCTTCCAGGGGTTGATGACGTTGTCGTCGCAGGAGACGAAGGAGTCGCGCTGGACAACCCAGATGAGCTCCTTGCAAGGGTGGTTGAAGTTCAGCTTCAGCTTGTTTGAGCTGGAGGTGATGGACTCGCCGCCCGTGAACTGCAGGGTCTCAATCAGGTACTCGTGGCTTACCTGGGCGAACTTGCGGCGCTCGTCCGTGTCCAGGTAGATGTAGTCGACGTAGAGAGACGCCGCGACAAGGCCCGCCGCCGCGACACGGTCACGGACCGTGTGGACGTTGGACTGAGAGGGGGTCTGGTCGAAGCACAGGTTGCGGAGGTCGTTGAACTCCAGGTTGATGCGGACCTCGTGGTACTGGAGCGCAATCAGAGGCAGCGCCAGGCCAGGGTTGCGGTTGAACCAGAACTGGAGAGGGATGTAGAGCGTGTACTCGGGCGCGCACATCAGGAACTCGTTGGAGGAGTTGGGCTCGCCGCCAGAGCAGTCGTTGTCGCAGTCCTCGCCGCCCTGGACCAGCAGGTTGACCAGCTGGGGAACATTGCCAACCATCTTCGCGTAGCCGGCCTGCTTGCCCGCCTCCTGGGTGAGCTCATTCCAAATCTGGAGCCAGTCACCATAGTGCTTGTCGATGCGCTGGCCGCCAATCTCGAGCTCGACATTCTTGACCAAGTTGTGGCCGACCCAGTTGAGCCAACGGAACTGCGCACCAGAGCCGTCCGTGGATAGGAGGGTCACCTTGGGCAGAGTGGCCTGGAGGTAAATGCGGTAGATCAAGTCGCCGTTGCGCTGGATCGTGCAAGTTACCTTGCGACCGAAGCCAGGAGAACCGTTGAAGGGGTTCTCAATGGACTCCATCGCGAAGTTCGTGTGGCGACGGTACACAACCTTGAAGAAGGTAATCTGGGGGTTACCCGTTAGGTAAACGTCTTGAGCGCCATAAGCTACCAATTGCATAAGGCCCCCACCGGTCATGTTGTTATACACATGCTATAGAAAAAAAATTGGGAACTTTGCAAAAATCCGCCAAAACTTGCCAAATTGATAAAATCAGCCGGGAGGTATTTTAAGGTTAAACTTGATATTTCAAGAGATTATTACCCGTATATTTTCGTCTTAACCTTAACCTTCTTATCACTATATATCCAGATTTCATAATTATACCCCGCCTTTACACTTGCTAAAGCCTTCTCTTCCACATTTCCACCTCTTAACTGAATTGTCCATTCAGATTTCACTTCAATAATCTTATTCTCTGACTTAATATAGAAGTCAGGAAAGTAGACATGTTTCTTGTTGTCAATAAGGTAATCGATAGATGGAATGTTTACCCTTCCTATACAAATATCTTCTTCTTCGTATAAATGAACAAGTTCATCTAATGCTACATTTTCATACCCTTGATACTTTACTAGGTTACCACTTGGCATCATATAGGTTTTATAGTGGTAAGAGGTTGCCTGAGATTTTGCTTGAACCTCTTTGTTCTGATTTGGATGTCCCCCATATTTTTCTAAACATGTTGCAGCCCATTTTGCTTGAACATTCTTGTTTTTCTTTGGATGACCTCCAAAATGTTCTTCATATGATTTTTTAATTTTATCTTTTACTTCTTGTGTTGATCCTGTATTTATATAACCATAACGCTTAACATTAGTTTCTTGTTTGCGCTTTTCTTTGAGCTTCAGGCTACATGGGTCACAGTAAGGTAACCTATACAGACTTAACATCTCAAATCTCTTACTAGTCTCTGAGCCACAGGAACACCTGAACCTCACTCGCAATCTTTGGTTATATCGTTCATATGTCTCTAAGATAGTTCCACCTCCTTCTGTTATAATACTTTCCAGTAGTTCCTTGGTAAATTTCATTGCAACTATACACTAACTTCTAGCATCAATTTTTTATAGTTTATAACCGGAGCATTTCTTCTCGATAAGTAGCGCACTCATATAATAAAATAGCCTGGGGCTAAAGAATATACATAGGAAACCCTATAGTACATGAGTGACCCCTTCTTCAAGATAAGACCATCAAAGCGGTCTAATCCAGAAGCCCGAACAACTCTTGATACTGTCCATCAACACTATTTGTCTAAGGTAAAGGACACAGGTGAGCAGGTTAGCACATTGAAGCAATCATATTCAACACTTGTTGGAACTTACAGGGTTGAACAAAGCGATGTCGAGAGATATCGCTTAGAACAAGAGATTAAAACAGTAAAGGCTGAATTGGATACAAAGGATGAAAAGGGTGCTGTCTTCGACTACTATTTACAAACAGGCGACCTCTTGTTTCAGTATTATGACATTCAAGATAGAATTAACCGTGGAGCAGACAATGTCATCCATGTTGCGGATAGGGCCAGGCCTGGCAGTGTATTTGAAGCCCTGGAAAATGCGTCAAAACAAGATATCAGTGGTGTAAAAGTTCCCTTGCCATCTAATTCGTATTCTAATGCAAGAGAACATGGTGGAGATACCTTGCGCAGAGATGCGTTACTTGACCAGTATTTGCAAAGAATGGACCCTCATTATAATAGACCTTCTATGAACGCCTTGAATGATACTTCCTTTGTCTGTGATGCCTGTGGTGAAGATATGCGAATTTCTATCAATGATGCCACTGTATCTTGTCCTCATTGTGGGTTCCATAAACTTATCTTGATGGACTCAGACAAGCCTTCTTACAAGGACCCTCCTAGAGAAATTTCTTATTATGCATATAAACGTATTAATCACTTTAATGAGTGGTTGGCGCAATTCCAGGCAAAGGAAAGCACTGAGATACCCGAAGAGGTCTTCGAGAACATTCAGGGACAGATTAAGAAAGAACGTATTCAACCTTCTTCCTTGAATAGAAGCAAAATTAGAGAAATCTTGAAGAAACTCAAGTATAACTCGTATTATGAGCATGTTCCTCATATTTTATCGAGGTTGAATGGTCATACTGCTCCAGTGATGGACCGTGAAATGGAAGAGAAGTTGCGTTACTTATTCAAGGAAATCCAGCCTAGTTTCCAGAAACATTGTCCTGCAGAACGTTCTAATTTCTTGTCTTATTCCTATGTATTGTATAAACTATGTGAACTCTTGGACCTTGATGATTTTCTTCACTGTTTTCCTTTACTGAAAAACCGTGACAAACTATATGCTCAAGATAAGATTTGGGAGAAAATTTGTAAGGATTTGAAATGGGAATTTATAAGGTCTATATAGCACTTGCTAATTATTATTTCAGTAAATACTCAAATGTATAATAGGAACCAATCATACTCGTTAGACCAATAAAATATTCCAGAATATCTATTGACACGTTGCGCTCATAGACACCTTGTTTTGCTACCAGTTGATACACTAAGAAGATGAATAAGATAACTGGAAAATAGAATGTCATAGCTCCAAATGTAAAATGCCAGAAGGAATTCCATCCATCTGTCCATAATTTACGTGGCATATAGATAATCTCGTTATCTATGACTTATAAATTAGTTTGGTCGTAGGTATTTTCCAAATACCTACCGTATTTTACGCACAGTCAAGTCTAGAACAAACATCAAGAATAGTCCAGTCATGATAAAAGAAAGCATCTCTAGTTGAGGGTTAGCACTCTCGCCTCTATTCTCTAAATCATCTAGACGTGACATAAGCATATCAATCTTAGCTCTCATGGCCTGAACATCGTCAGTGCTCAGACCATGGAATTGATAACCCTTTTCTGAATTAGTAAATGCAGTTTCAACACGGTCTGAAGACATAGGCTTCCATCGTTGCCGGAGTTCGGGTGTTAAAATAGCTGAACCTGATGACTTTCCAAAACCTGGCTCATCAAATGACTTAGTAAAGTCAGCATCTAACATATAGCCATTTGGATGGTCTACATGGCTGTTGAATACTGCCATGGTGTCTTCAGATGGATTAGAGAATGGTTCTGCTCCGAAGAAACTAGGAGTATCTGATGATTTTTCCAGTTTTATGTTGGATTTCGGAGGTGGCAGTGAATTATTAACAGTCATTTTTTTTGCGAATTGTGAACTTTGGTCAAGATACTGATTTTCTGAGTCTGCACTGGCGAAGTTTTCCTTGTTATTAATCACTGGTATTTCAAGCATACGTTTTACTGCCGGACGGTCTGGGTCGGTAGGAGGCAATTCATATGCCTGAAAGCCATCCTTTTTCTTAGAACGTCGCTTTTCCTTTGTATTTTCTGCCTGTGGAAAGGCATCGTCTAAGGATGCGAACTCCATCTACATTCAGATATGTCTTTTGTCTGACCGTTTATCCACCAATCTGGTAGATAGATGGCTTCACCCAATTCATCTCCAAAGTCTAATAATGGGCCGATGGTCGAAGAAATGGATACAAGTCTCATGGCATGGTTAACAAATACACATGTGGTCTTGAAATGGCCAGGAACGATTTTAACAGTCGCAGTCCTACTTGTAGCAGGAGCATTTGCAGAAATAGCACCCCGGAAGTCTCTTGAGGTTTTTAATAATGTTCTTGGCTCTATTCTATTTTTCATATTTCCTCTTGTCTGCACTTATGTACTTGATTGGCCAACTGGACTTCTTGCAGCTGTTGTTTGTTTAATTGTATTTGCAAGGCTTCAGAATCAGGATATGTCAGAAGGATTTTCTGACAATGTGGACGATGGTAAAGAACAGAATACTAAACTTGTTTCAAACCCACATAGATGGTTTGTTGAACGAATGCTAGGAGAGAAACCGGTTGCCATTTCCTCGGATCGCATAATTACATCTGCTGTTCAAGGTAACGATATGCATACCTCTATATCGCCATCTTCAACAACGCCAATAACTTTACAGAGTATACAAAGTTCATCCTCTTCCAATAAATAGAAACTTACTATAAAGTAAGATGGATGACCCTACTAATGAAAATGTAGGCGTAGTCGATGGCGCCTTACGTATGATTCTTATACTAGGATTGTTAGGATGGAACGCTTTTGAAGCACTTTCCCTCCGGACACCGTATCCTTCGACAATGGTAGCTCTCTGGGAATCACCTATTTGGCGTATGACACTTTTGTTTATTGTATGGCTTGGAGCTGAATGGTGCCCACGTATAGGAGTAATGACAGGAATAGCAGTAGTAATGTATATTGTTAATATGATACAAATTGTATAATAATTATTTGTTTATAAGAACTAGATGAGTTTCTCAGGACCCCCGCCTTCCATGGCACCGCCAAGTGGTCCATTTGAAGCAACAATGACAAAAATAGCAAGTTCCCCTTATGCTCTGGCAATTGCTATTTTTTTGATTAACTTGGGTGGGCGGTTTTTACCTCTTGAAATCTCAAAAGAGCAAGAGAAATTCTTAAATCAACCATGGTTTCGTAGAAGCATTATATTTGTCATATTCTTCATGGCTACTCGTAACTTTATAACCGCCGCATGGATGGCTCTCATTGTAATTTTGTTCGTTGGATATCTTTTTAATGAAAATAGTAGTCTGTGTATTTTAGGAAAGGGTGGTCTAACAGGAGGAACATGTAAGACAAAGGGACTAAAAGAGACTGCTACTTTAACTCCTGAGGAACAGTCAATTCTGAAGTCATTACAAGATAAGGCTGCAAGACTTGCGCCTAAGGCAGAGGATGAGGTTCCAGTAAATACCAAGATAGGATTTAAGAAACATGACAAATATCAGAAAGTTATGCGTGGATTATGGGGACAGTAAATAGAAAGAAATGGTTGGTGTTTTTCAAAAAACAATTCTTATAATTGGCGTTATTGCGCTAATTATAATCATTGGCCTAGCAATAAAATATAGCCCGGGTCTTTTATCTATGGCAGATGGTGGACGTGCTCTAGTCATCGTAGAACCTAGGAAACATAAGATGTTAAAATATGTGTGTGAGAATTTTGACCAACATATGTGTAAATCATGGGACTTATATGTATTCCATGGTAAAAGCCATGCGGAACATGCTAATGAAGCAGTGACAAACATAAAGGGTCGTAAGATTATCTTAATTGCCTTGGATAAAGACAATTTTACTGCAGACGACTATAACATTACATTCAAGCGTTTAGATTTCTGGAACCAGGTAAAGGCTGAGAATATTTTGGTCTTTCAGACGGATGCTGTTTTATGCCCGGCTTCCAAGTTCAAAATCCAGGATTTCATGCATTTTGATTACATTGGCTGTGGTTCTTATGATAAGGCTATAGGGAATTCTAAGGAGATATGGGGCAAGGACCAGTCGAAGAATAATTCCTTCTATGGAATTGGTGGATTGAGTTTTCGTAAGAATTCTTTCCAGAAAAAATGTATAAGAGACTATCCAAATATTAAGGCTACATACCCTGAGGATGTGTTTTTCTCTAATTGCGTAGAGAAGTCCGTGAATAAACCTCGGTCTGCGATGGATCTAGCAAATTTCTGTACACAAGATGCATTTGAGGCAAGAAGTTTTGGTGCGCATAAGACTTGGTATATGAAAGAAGGTCACGCGCCATCTTTTTTCGAATTCTGTCCTACTGCTAAGGCTATTGAAAGAGACTGAGTATATATTTTGTTACCTTCGAACAAAGTGAGGCATCTTCTTCTTTATAGCCATTGTATTTCTCGTAGAGGCTCTGACTAATTTGCTCAATATAAGCCCTTGTTTCTTTTGCTTGACCTCTTAGGATTTCTTTCACTTCATCATTATGTTTTTCTTGGAGTTTCTCGATTATCTTTCGCTTTTCATCGATTACCGTTTGTAATCTGATCTGAACGGAATGTATCATTCCTTTCACATCACGTTTTCTGTAGACTGGCTCTGAGCATACTCTGAAATTACTTGCATTCAATCTGTAAATAATAGTTCCTGAACGGGTCATGATATCCATTATTTTACCCTTGTTTTCGGCCTCAATTATCGCGATACTACCCTCTGTTGGATGTCCGATTACGGGAAACATTTTCAGGGAAATGGAAATATTGGACGGGTCGATTGGTTTTCCATTCTTGTAGACCAAATTATTGAAACTACTGTCAATCCAGAGTTTCAACTTGTCTACCATCTCATCTGATGTGTTTTCTACACCGAGAATTGTTCCGTCGTTCTTAATTCCCATGATTAAATAACCATGACCACCATTCAAGAACCCGATAATCGTTTCTCTATATTTAGGGAGCCCAGATGAACCAAGAGACTTATGTCTGAAAAGTCCTGAAAATACCGAGACCTCCTTATATTCCAGAGTATTACTTTCCTGGAAAGGAACCTTCTCGCCATATACCCATTTTTCTGGGTATACCCATTTTTCTGGATATACTAATTTTTCTGTGAAACTAGGTAACATACGGGCTTGTCAAGCACTTGTGTTAGCTTATACGTCAATTTTATTATATCAACCTTACCTGTTTAGACATCAAGGCTTACCGTATTTCCAACGGGTGCAGGTCTGCGCCCACGACCTCTGCGTCCATTTATACCAGACCTCGTTGATTCTGCCTGACTGTAGTCATCACTGGCTACACTCTGTAGTTCAGACACGGCTACCATCGCAGGTTGCTGCTGTGTGGCTTGTTCAGACTGGACAAAGGAATTCACAGGCATTGTGCGAACTCCAATAGTCTCCATCTCAGCACGACGGACATCCTCGAATGTCTTCAGAATATCATCTACGCCCGAAGGACCTCTCATCTCACGTCTTGAACCGTTAGAGCCAGGGGCGGTAACTCCGTTTGAAGCCTGAACTAGAGGAGAAGGGTTGGGGGGTGACCTGGCGTTATTACCGAAGAAACCGCCTGTAGGCCCAGGAGGGTCCATTGCCATTGCTGACGCAGGCATATTAGGAGGCCCCTGGTTTCCTCCGAAACCTGCTCCCATGCCTGGAGGCTGAGGCATTCCCATGGCCATACCCATGAAATTTCCAAATCCAGGACCAGCCTGAGCCGCAGCGGCCTGAGCCATCTGCTTGGCTAGCATCGGGTTACTCTTTAGAACATCATCCATAGATGGCATCTTTTGTCTGAAGAAACTATTGGAGACGTGGCACATGAAACCACTTCCTGCAACTGCCATCATGAGACGCATCTCAGGAGGCATCTTTCCACGCTCCTTATATTTGTCATAGAGTTCCTCGAAAATCTCATCAAAGTCCTCCACATTGGTGTGAACCGATTCAGACCATCCTTGTAACTTAAGGTCAAAGGGGTCGAATTTGTCATTCATCCACTCAAGGCCGGTAATGGCACCCATAAGCATCTGACGCTGAAATCTTAGGGAACCCTCTAGATTACGAGCATCTACCAAGCGGGTATACTCCTGCTTGATTTCCTCCGATGAATTGTCCATTGTAAAACGTTTTGATACAGGATATCCCTTTGACTCCAGGCGCTGGAGTTTATTCAGGAATTCAATCTTCTCCTGGTTCTCCTTTTCGAAGTCACGTGGAGCGGCGGGGCTTAGCGAAATTGATGGAGCATTGGATGCTGACTGATAATTGTCGAACGAACTTTTTTCTTTTGAAACAGACACCTGAGGGAGTTCTGAGCCTCCTAAATTCATAGGTTGCGCAGATCCGAATGACCCGAGGTCGATAGGTTCCAGGGTGTCAAATTGTATAGGCTTTGCTGCCTCGTCGGGGACTGAGAGCCGGATGGGAGATGAACCAAATGAAGGGGGTGCGTTTGTTTTTGACTGGTTTGCTAGAAGGTTAAGACCAAGGTCGTCGTTCAAGTCGGTTACCTCGATTACGTTACCTATTTCAGATGAAATCTGAATAGGAGGACCTTGGCCAAAGCCCTGGCCTTGGCCAAAACCCTGGCCCATTTCTGAAGCAGCAGACTGCAAATCTAGGATACTGACGTTCATCCTTCTCCGTTCCTATTGTCTTTTTTAGATAACTCTTTAGACGCACCTTTCACTTTAGTATAAAATTTGATTATTATCACATTGCTTGTAATAACCATATGTGTAATAAAAGCTCCAAGGTATTCAAGCAGTTCTATGCTGTTATGCTTGTAAGCCCTGTTTCCGCTACACGAAGCCTAGAGGTGTTCAAATATCCTCCTACAAACAGTCAAGTTCAAAGTGTCTTGACAAAATATATTTGCGGGAAGGTGGAACCATTGCCCTATTTATATTCAGAGAAGCCTAGAGTGGAAGTAGTTCCTCTTAAAATTCCTATCGATATCCTATACAATTAGGCCCGTGCGGGTATTTCAAACCGGCACTTTAAAATTGAATATACAAAACGATTATTTGTATATTCAACCGCTACTAATAGAAATGGATATGCTTTCAAAATTGCTAACAGAAAAATGTAAGCAGATAAAGGAGGAAAACCGCTGGACATCTATTTCTAGAATAGTAGGAGAGGCAGTAGAAGATTGTGTTATTACAATGTCTTGTCCTATTTGTAACGATAAGTCATTAGTAAAATATAAGGCAAACCAAAAAAGCAAAGATGTAAGGTGTGAAAAATGTAGTTGCCAAATCCAGATTAAAGCAACAAAATTTACCAAAAATCAAGAAACATCTCTAAAACTTTTAGGAGCAGAGTATAAGACAACTTGCTCATCTATAAAAGAAAACAATGTTCATTATATTGTATTATTGTATTCGGTCATATGTGATAAATATACAATAAATGAGATATACTTTATAGATCATGCAGATATAAATGAGAGTTGTATTATTCCGAGAAATCCTTTATCTGCTACAGCAAGACGTGCTGGATGGCAAGGATGTACCTTAGTATTTAATACATTTAAATCCTTAAAACTACCGACTTGAAATGCATATTGGTCTAAAATCGGTTCTATTGTCAACTCTGTTATATAGAAGTTTCTACAATGATCTAGTGCTGAATAAAAATATGGTCTGTTTACACGATTTTTTCTTATGGCCATCTGGCCCAATATATCTCGCACAAAATCTCGACATCCTTCATGGAATTGTGTTGACCCGTTGGTTCCCTGCCATTAAATGTAGCCCTGTAAAGTTCTGTTAGATTAGGCGGCTTATAAGGATGAGATCGCTTGGGGTATTTAGGAGGGAGTTTCAGTTCACTTGTCGACTTCAGCATTGTACAGATTTCCTTTTCAGGCCAAAGATGCCAGGGGTTGTAATTCAGACGCCACTTGTATGCATTGAACAAGACATTTTTGTCGAACTCCAGATGGTGCGCTATAATTACTTCTGACTTCTCGAGGTCTTCTTTTAGTTCATCTAGCACATTACGAAGAGGTCGACCCTCTTCAGAAGCTTTTTCAGTCGTAATCCCATGGATTTTCGTAGAATCCGCTGGGATTGTCCAACCATCTGGCTTTACGATAGAATACTGCGACCTCACAAAGGTCCCATTGGGCTCATAGAGAGACCATGCAACTGAAACAATATCGGGCCAGTTACCCTCCTGGCTTGGCGCACTGATGTCGCGAAACCGCGGAAGCCCAGTTGTCTCTGTATCAATGAATGTGTAGTACGGCATAATGTGCCAAATAAAAATGAACCTGGTTCAATTTTATTTGTAACATTTTAAATCTAGCTCTTTATTTTTAAGGTGAAGCATTTCTA